TAAACTTTTTTTCGTATATTTGTAAAACAAAATAAAATAATATGGCAAAGGCTAAAAAAACAAAAAAAGAAGAAGTAGTTGAACTAGAACCAATTGGTGAAGTTAAACTAGAACAAAAAAAATATGAAGATTGTGAATGGTGTTTCCAATTTGATGAAGATGAACCACAAGTATTTGCTTGGACTGATCCTGAAATTAGTGCAGATGAGAATCCTAAAATCATTTTTGAAATAACTAATGGAGAAAATTCATACATTACATTTACAAATGGTAAATCGGGAAAAACATTTAAAATTTACGCTAGAGAAATTTCAGATGCAGGAAAAGAAATGAGAGAAGCTCAAAGACAGGCTTTCAAAAACTCTCAAGCTGATTTAGAAAACTTTGATAAAAACATGGAAGATTATGCAAGTGAAAATAAAGAAACTGAATAGTAACGCAGTAATTCCAACATACGCTAAAGATGGTGATGCTGGAATGGATTTAGTAGCAACTGAAATCCTTAAAGATACTCCTGAACAAATAACTTATGGAACGGGACTGGCTATGGAAATACCTAACGGATTTGTAGGATTAGTATTTCCTCGTTCATCAATCAGAAAGACCGGTTTACAATTAAGTAATTCGGTTGGTGTGATTGATAGTGGATATAGAGGTGAGATACAGGCTACCTTTAACAAAATATTTGGTGGCGAGGGTTTTTATGATGAAACGGTAGAAACTAAAGTTCCGGTTAATGACTTTTATAAAGTAGGTGACCGTATATCACAAATTATGATTATTCCACACCCACCAATTGAGTTTAATGAAGTAGAGGAATTATCAAATACAGAAAGAGGTGAAGGTGGTTTCGGCTCAACTGGAAATTAAAAAATAAAAATATGTTTGAATTTAAAGAAGAAGAACAAATAAATCATTCACTTTGGGTAGAAAAATATCGCCCATCTAAATTGGATGATTATGTAGGTAATGAACACTTAAAAAGTAAAGTAGCAGGTTATATAGAAACCGAAGATGTACCACATCTTTTGTTCTTTGGAAAAGCCGGTACTGGTAAAACAACATTGGCAAAATTGATTATCAAATCAATTGATTGTGATTATATGATTATAAACGCATCAGATGAAAACAACGTTGAGACGGTAAGAACAAAGGTAAAGAACTTTGCATCATCTATGGGATTCAAAAAGTATAAAATTATTATACTTGATGAGTTTGATTATATGACTCCAAACGCACAAGCGATTTTGAGGAACTTAATGGAAACATTCAGTAAACATTGCCGATTCATTTTGACTTGTAACTATGTTGAAAAAATCATTGAACCTATCCAAAGCCGTTGTCAAACTTTTCAAATAACTCCACCTACTAAAAAAGATGTAGCTATTCAGATGAGTAAGATTTTAAGAGCAGAAGATGTTCAGTTTGACCCAAAAGATTTAGTTCCTATTATTGATTCTTCTTATCCTGATATTCGTAAGATTATTAATACTTGTCAATTAAACTCTCTTAAAGGTAAATTGCAAGTAGATGTTCAAAATCTTTTAGAGAATGATTACAAAATGAAAGTTTTGGAAATTCTTAAATCAAAAGATGATAAGAGAAATAAATATATGAATGTTAGACAGGCTATTTTAGATTCAAAGGCAACTGATTTTTCTGACCTTTATACATTACTATATGATAAGGTTGATGAGTATGCGGGAGAAAATACAGCAAACGTTATTCTTGTATTAGGAGATGGCGTAGCTAAATCGGCAGTAGCAATTGATAAAGAAATTATTGCAGCGGCAACATTAATTCAAATTTTAAATTTAATATAATATGGCAAACATTATTGGACAAGGTGAAGTTCCACAAATGCCTCAACCTAAAGTAGATATTTCACAATCGTTACCTATGGTATGTGAAAATTGTGGATATGATAAATTTATATCAACTATAAAAGTAAGAAGATTATCAAAATTATCATTTGGTGGAGCACAGGATATGGTTATTCCATTTGATTTGGTTATATGTGGAAGTTGTGGCGAAGAATTTGAACCACTTAAACCTCTTGAATTAAGAGCATTAGAACAAAAAGATAAATTAACCGCAGCGGAAACTCGCTCATTAGATTTAGATACAAATGCCTAAAGGATTATTTGACCATATCAACGCAATTACAAAAGACCAGGACCCAAAGTATTGGGATAAGCTAGATGATACTGATAAAAAGACTTGGAGTAACTGGTTAATTCTTCGCTATATGTCTATGAATCCTGATTGGATAGAGATGATAGCAGAAATACAACCCTATATTCAAGAAGCACCACCAAAAGCAGTTTATAAAGCACTTATTGGTGTTATACCAAAGGGTAAAACTTATCTTCGTTATATGAAGGGCAAATCGGTAAAAGATTATGAACAATGGATTATTGATTTGGTAGCTAAATGGTACGAAGTTTCTACAAAAGAAGCATCTGAATATCTTGATATATTATATGAAAGTACCACCGGTAGAGAAGAAATCAAAAGAATTGCTGAAGCATATGGTACAGAACCCAAGTTAATTACCAAGTTAAAACTCAAACTTTAATTTGGTAATATCACCATTTTTTCGTATCTTTATATAAATAAAACAAATGGCAAAAGTATCATTTTCGCAGTACTCAATGTGGAGTAGCTGCCCTCAACAATATAAGTTAAATTACATAGATAAGTTAGGTGAAAGTTCTGGCAACATTCACACAATCTTCGGTACTGGAATGCACGAAACAATTCAACATTACCTTTCGGTTATGTATGGTGTTTCAAAAAAGCAGGCAGATGAAATTGATTTAGATAAACTTCTTTTAGAAAAAATAAAAGATGCTTTTACTAAAGAAAAAGAATCTCTTACCGAAGGTACACCTTGTACTCAAATAGAATTAGAAGAATTCTATGGAGATGGTAGAAGAATATTAACTTGGTTTAAAAAATATTGTAGTAAATTTTATTCTAAAAGTGGATATGAATTAGTTGGTATTGAAATTCCTTTAAATGCAACTATTAAAAACGGTGTACACTTTATTGGATTCATTGATATTGTATTGAGAGATTTAGCGGAAAACTCAATTATAATTGTTGACCTTAAAACTTCAACAATGGGATGGAATCAATATCAAAAGGCTGATAAATTGAAAAACTCTCAAATTCTTTTGTATAAAAAATATTATTCAGAATTGTTTAATATTCCAATGACTAAAATCAAAGTGGAATATCAAATTATGAGAAGAAAACTTCCTGAAGATTCTGCATTTCCAATTCCTTACATATCAAAACATATTCCGCCAAATGGAACACCATCGGTAAACAAAGTGTATGATGAATTTATGGAATTTATTAATACCGTTTTTGATGATGATGGAAATTTCAAAGATATCCCATTCCCAAAAGTACCTGGCAATAACAAAAAGAATTGTAAATGGTGCGAATTTATGAATAGAGGGATATGTGATGGTAAACCTTAATTTTCGTTTTTTTATTTTCTATATACTTATATATACAAATATATAAAACGATATTACAATGAATCAAGAAAACACAAAGCTAACAACTGTGAAAATCTTGAAAGATGTATATTCATCATTTAAAAAAGTATCTTTTGATTCCGATGTTACCCTTCAAAAATTGGTAAACCGAACTGTTGAAAGATATGTTTCTGACGAAGAATTTAGAAAAGAAATGAACGAATACTTAAAATTACAAATTTCAGGTTCACAATTTTAATGAAAAAATAAGTTATGGCAAAAAAGAAAAAAATCCTATTACTTTCGGATGATTTAAGAATGGCAAGTGGTATAGCCACAATGTCAAAAGAATTCGTATTGGGTACGATACACAAATACGATTGGTATCAAGTTGGAGCGGCAATTAACCATCCTGAACAAGGTAAGGTTTTGGATGTTAGCGAAGATATACAAAAAAATTATGGAGTAGCAGATGCTAGTTTAAAAATACTTCCTTGGAATGGGTATGGAAATGCTGATTTGTTAAGGCAGATTATTAATTCAGAAAACCCAGATGCAATCTTACACTTTACTGACCCTCGTTATTGGACATGGTTGTATGATATCGAACACGAAATCAGACAAAATATTCCAATTCTTTTCTACGCAATTTGGGATGATTTACCAGACCCAATGTATAATAGAGATTATTATGAAAGTTGTGATTGGATTGGATGTATATCAAGACAAACATATGGTATTATAAAAAGAATTACTTCTAGAACCGATAAAGTAACATGGAGACCTCTAAAAGATTGGCAAGTAAAGTATGTACCACACGGTATTAATACTGATATCTACAAACCAACCGAAGTACCTGCGGAATATCGTAATGAAATTTTAGGTGGTAAAGAATATGATTTTGTATTGTATTGGAGTAATAGAAATATTCGCAGAAAACAACCGGCCGATGTAATAATGGCATATAAAAGATTTTGTGAGATTATTGGTAAAGATAAAGCGGATAAATGTCTTTTATTAATGCATACACAGCCTGTTGATGAAAATGGAACTGACTTGTATGCTGTAATTGAAGAACTTACACCTGGTATTAATATCCGTTTTTCTGAAAAAAGAAGAGTTCAACAAGAATTGAATTGGAACTATAATATAGCAGATGTAACAATCAATATTGCTAACAACGAAGGATTTGGATTAGCAACCGCAGAATCGATAATGGCTGGAACTCCAATCAT